AGGGAAGACCCGGCCAGCGACCAGGCCTTGCAGCGCGGTGAAAATCTGCGTTTCAATGTTCATTCGGACCTCGTCTGGGCGAGCTGAGCGCGCATGGCGTCGAGCGCATCATCTTTTTTGCTCTCATAGGCGGGACGCATGAACGGGTACGCTGGCGCGCTGGCGGTGCCGTACTCAAGCTCCGATGCCTTGCGGCGCATTTTCAGGCTGGCCGCTTTGCCCTTCTTGGTGTTGCGGCGGACGAAGCGGTGGCCGCCTTCCACGAACCGCCAGTAGAACGCATCGCCATCCTTGCCGAACTTACCCGTACGCACGGTCACGATGTACGCTTGGCGCTTGGCTGAATCCGACTCTTCCTCGAGGCGCTTGACGATGATGTTCCGGTATAACGTCCCGGTCTTTACGTTCCGAGCCGCGTTTCGCCGGGCCTCTTCCAAGAACACCTCCGCGCCGGCCCACCCGGCCGCGCGCAGCGCGCTTTCATCGACTGATGCGGCAATGCTCTCGGTCGCTTCCCTGAAAGCCTGCTGGAGGGTGCTGGCGTCGAAATCAATCACGAGACGATCTCGCACATGAAGTCGACGTACACCTGGTCAGCGTGGGGCAGGACCGCAATTACGCAGTAGACCGTCCCGTCGTGCCAAATCTGCATCGCAGCCGTTACATCCCGGCAATACCGCGTGCGGATCGATGCCTTGACGGTTCCGGTCACCGCGCCGGCGCGAATCGCTTCCAGGCCGCCCGTGGTGCGAATGTCCGCCCAATCGCTGCGCAACTCTGTCCAGTCTTCGATCGGCTGGCCGGCCCCATCCTGGCCGGCGGACAACCGGCGGATCGAGACAAGGTGGCGAAGCTTCGATGCGAACGAGCTCATTGGTAGACCTTCAACGGGTCGAGCAGACGGTCGGCGTACTCAGACCGCGACGTCTTTGCGAATTCACCCGTTGCAGGGTCGAACTGCTCCGCCAGCCGGTAAAGGATGTACTGCTTGGCGCAGGCGGGAACGCTTGCTTCTGTTGGGCCGTAGCCAGCGGTATAGTCGACCGCGACGGCATGCACCCGGTCTTGCGTTGCCGGCCAGGACCGACCGCCGGCCGGGATAACGTATCCGGGCTCTGTCACCGAGTCGACGTAATAGTCGGCCGGATCGAGCGTCTGAATCTCGCCATTCTCATCGTAAAATTTCACGCTCTGCACGCTCACGATCGGCGGATGATCCAGGCGAATTGAGTCGGTGAACCAATCCACCGAGACACGCCATTGCTGATTGATGAGTGCGCGACCGATCTGGTGCTCGCATTCCTGGGTGATGCTCTGCAGGCAAAGCGTGATTGCGGCGTCAAGAGCGGTATTCGATTGCGCAATGCGCAGCGTGTCTTTCGCTAGGACGAGCGATACCGCCAGCTCGACAGGTCCGGTAATGCGGCGTGTGGTCATTGTTCTATTCCTGAATGTCATCCGGACGGGTTTGGTTGCTGAAGCGGCGGGGGCGGTACCCATCGCCAACAGGCGCGCGAGCGAATTGCGTGTCAATTGCCGCGCCGGCGATAACTTCGGCTGTTCCTAATAGCGCACAGCCCGGTGCAACGGCACTTGCCGGGCCATCGCCCCCCGTGGCAAGCCCTGGTGCGAGTACGCCGGTGCCGACTAGCACAGCACCAGGCGCACTCGCGTTGACAGAAGAATTCCCAGACGCGCCACCTGCAATCATTGCTGCGCCGCCGGTCAGTAGCGCCCCGGCTGCGGTGCCAGCGCCGATTCCGATGTTCAGCGTGACAGTTTGCGGACTACCGATCGCAACACGGTTCACGTACAACTGATACTGGAAAGTAAAGACGCCATCGCCAGCGGGCGTGTAGGCAAAACTCGTGTTGGGATACAGATAGAGCGCGCCAGCTGCCGGTGCCAACGTCAGCCGCGCACAGATTTCCCTCGCAAGATCTGCGGCTTCTAGGTCGTTGTACGCAACGCCAGGGCCATTTGTCCCGGCCGCCGGAACATCCGAGCCAAGTACCCAATCACCTGTCGTGTCAAAGGCCGATCCCTGCCAGTCAACCGTATCGGCAAAGTCGTAAAGACTCACGTCGCCGCCTTCGCGATCAGCCTGCGGCCACCGTCGGCAAATTCGAGGTCATAGCTGTAGGCAATGCCAGGGATGAGGGCCGCATCAACAACAGTCGCGATGCCAGAATCGTTTGTGGAAACGCCTGTCTTCTTCAACACTAACCCACCGGTCGAGACGCTCCACACGTACAGGGTCGCGCCGAACTCGTTGGCGCGGACGGTGCCACTGTTGTAGACCTGGATCCGCGTGGTCAATGTCCCGCTCGTGGCGCCGCCCGATGCTGCACCAGCAACAATGGTCGCGGAACCGTTGAGCGTGGCGCCCAGCGCCGATCCTGCAGCAGCCCCGGCAGCAGCGCCAGGCACAATCGTCGCCGGTCCGCTGAGCGCAGCGCCAGGCGCTGTACCGTTTGCATCCGTGCCGGTCGGCGTATGAACGAAGCCGCCTCCCAAGCCAACGCTTGACATGCCGCCCGAATCGTCAACCCCGCCGTTTTGGTTGAGGTAGCCCATTACTTAGGTTGCCTTCATGCAGTAGTAGACGGTTTTGCTGGCGATGTACAACACCGGCGTTAGGGTGTAGCCACCCTTGCGCGGTGGCGTGAATGTGATGGCAAGACGCTGCTTGACAGGCGCGGACATGCCGCCGGTACCGACCCAGGTTTCGGTGCTCGTCGCGTGGCTGGTTGCCGTCGCAATGAACGATGCCTTCACGTTCGTCGTAAAGCCGCTCGGCCCGGCCAGCTCGAGGATCATGTCGCCATCCGTCAGCGCGCCGCCGGCGCCGGAGCCCTGCGAATCATGCACGACCTCGACGTATTTGGTGATCGGGCTGCCGCTGGCGCTCACGGTGAAGTTGACCGGAACGCCCTTATGGCCCACCGTCGGGTATGCCGAGTTGGCCGAGGTGATCATCTTGATCGAGAAATTGACCGAATCGACGTCGTCCACGAAGCCGCCGGTGCGATAAACGGTGACGTCGTCGCGCGAGTCGCCAGCGAATTCCTCGACCCAGGCGCGCAAGCGCGTGGTGCCAATCAGGCTATCCCAGATCTCGGCGCGGATACCCTGCGCGAGTGGCTTCGCGCTCCAAGGTCGGCCGCTCCAGGCCGCCGGCAGCTTGATGCTGTGGAACCGGGCGGTGAAGCAGTGCCCACCGACGTTCTGGATGATCAGGTTGAAAGCCGATCCGATGTTGACCGAGAAATCGAATCCAGTGACCAGCCACTCGCCAATGCCACGCAGGCCCGATTCATAAACATTCAATGGAATAGCGGTGCCGCTCACGAACGAGCCGCCGCGATGGAAATAATTCCCCGAAACTTTAACCCGATGATTGACGCCGCCAATCTTGAAGGTCGTACCCTTGTAAATATAGGTGTTCGAGTCGGCCCGCCCATCGTCACCGATGCCGATCTTGGCCAGGCCGGTACCCGTCGTCAGCAGCTGGATTGAGCATTCTTCCAGTACCTGCGTGTTGTTCGCGCCAGTATTGCCAGATAAGAAACTCTGCGTCACCGAGCCGCCGCTGCCGGGTCGGAACGTCATGCCGTAGTAGTATCCCGGGCCATTGAGCGTGATGTTACTGGTCGCCGTCACTGTGGCACCTGTGGCCAGGGCATTCGGTGGTTCGGTCGCGTCATTACCGCAGAGCACCTTCACCGGGTTCTGCGCCGTGCCGGCCAGCGTGATGACCACGACGCCGGTGGTACTTTCTGCGTGCGCCTGCGAAACCCAGATGATTTCACCGGCCGCGGCGTCAGCAGCTGCGCCGCCGGAACCGCCCAGGTCGAGCTCGGCAAGCGTCCACGACAAGCCACTGTTCGCATTCGCGCCAGTGGTGCTGCGGGTATAGTATGGACCGGCCATGATTTTCCTTTAGGCGACTGTGATCGCCGCAAGCGGCTGCAATACGCATCCGACGGTGCTGTTGTAATATGTGGCGTTGTCGCAAACGGTCGATGCAGCCACGAAGGTATTGCCCGGGCTGCTGAACACACCATGCGGGACATCGGACATGCCATAGCTCCCCGTCAGTGTGCCCACCGGAGCAGATGCCAGCGTCAGGCGGATTGTGGTCGCGTTCAAAATCGTACTGCCAGTTACCGCGATGGCCGCGCCACCTGCCCCAGCATCGAAGAACTGGAACCCGGTCAGCGCCGTGCCGGTGCCGCCGGCGCCGTCGGTCAGCGCCGTTCCGCCCGCGTGCACAACACTGACGTCGACCGCCGTGCCGCTGCGCGCCATGCCGGTGATACGCGGGCCAGCGCCAGAAACGCCAATGCCGTAGGCAGCCAGCACAGATTTCGCCTCCACGCGCCCGATACGGCCAAACCCCTCGCCGTCGATGTGCACCGGATCGCCAGGCGTGGCGGTGTTGTGCGCGCTGGCGCCGATGAACGCGCCTGCAGTGTTGCGGGCATACCAGTTGTCCGCCTCGCGAATGGTGCCGAACTCGCCGTCGGAAGAGCCGATGTACGGGCCGGGACCGATCGTGGTAATGCAGAATTTGAACGTGCTGGCGTTGCGCCCGGTCAGCGTGTGCATCTGCCCATGCAATTGCGCCATCTTGGCCAGGCGCGTGGCGCGCGACATGGTGTTCGCGTTGGTTTCGCCCTGATGCCAGGTGCAGCCCTCAATGTCGCCGCCCTGCGCCGTCACCGCAGCCACAAAGTCGGTCCATGGCGCCTTGCTGCCCGCATCGCTCATCCAGTTGTCGATGTTCGAACCGCTTGTCGCGCGCTCGATGATCATCACCGTCATGCCCATGTTCTGCGATAAGAGATTGGCAAAGTAGACCAGCGCGTCGCCGCGCACGTCGGTCTGAATGGTCAGGCCCGTGCTGTAACCTGGCGACCCGCTTACCGAATTGGCAGCGACGCTGTCATTGATGTTGCCCAGGCGCTTTGGCGTGACACGGCCAGCAATCAGGCACTGACGGTCACCCGTCGGGCTGGCGAATGCGGTAGTCAGGCGGTTGAACACGTTCGACTGTCCTTCCCAGCCCCACTTGATGCCGACCGACATACGCGTCGTTGTCGAATGCATCAGCGCGGTGTTGACACTGTCGCGCACCTGAATCTTTGCCCACTTGGAAGCCGGCATATAGACCGGTACCGTTTCTACCGCCGACGGGTTGCTGATGAGCGTCGCCCATGAATTGATCGGCGCACCGGTGTAGTAATCCACAGCTCGCCACTCAATGCGCGAAGGTGATCCGCCGCATTGAATTGAGACGTTGATCGTCTTGCCAGCCCCGGTAGAGTCACGCTGATAGTGCGTCAGGTCGGCAAAGTCAGTGACTGTCAGCGAAGAGGCGGCGATCCCGGCGGCAGAACGGCCGCCATAGATCGCCACACCACTTTCGGCGCTGTAGCTATCACCGACAGGAATAGCCATTTTAGACTGGCGTATTTAAATTGATGGTCGTAGCCTGCAGAGTGAACGTGCCAGCCGTCGTCACGACATCTGCACCGAAATCATCAACAGCGACGAGTTCGTCAGCGCTGGATGCGCCGCCGCGGCGCTTGTAGTAGACAGCGCGGCGCGCCGTGATGGTGCTGGAGGCCCAGGTGACCTGTGGGAAAACGATCTGCAAGCGGTTGTTAGCCAGATCCTTAGTGAACGTCGGCACGATGGCTTGGCCGCCGGCCGTGTATCCTGCCCCGGAAACCTCACTTGTTACGTCCGAACGCTTGGTATGCGCATCCTGGTCAGCAGCATACGCATTGGTGGTCAGCATGACGTAATAGGTGTCAGTGGACAGGAGATTACCCTTAAAGGCATCGTCCAAGAGATTGTTGAATGCGAATGAGGCCATTTCCTATCCTTCGTTTTCTGTGCGCGGCTTATCGCCCCGCTCGACGTGGCCGCGAAATGCGAGCTCCACACCAGTTTTTCTGTCGGCGTCCGGCTTGTACGAAACAACCCGGATTTGGTCTGTCACGCTGTCATGCCGGCCGTGCATCAAGTGGAGAATCCCCCACGGGACTCGGCTCATGCGAATGACCAGGTAGTTATTTCTCTTGCCCCGGCGCGCCCGGCGAAACCAGAGCGTCAGGGCGAAGATGATGCAGTTACTGCGCGAGCGATTCCGCATACTCGACCGCCGCAGGATCGGTATCGAGCACGCCGGCCAGCGATGGTGCCTGCACGGCCTCGATCGTGACGACGTCGTTCGGCTTGCCGTATTCGCAGTCGACCAGGACGCGGGCTTTCACCGGCCCTTCCGCTTTTTGCTCTTTTGCCATGATGTTCTTTCAGAGTTGAGGGATGAGGCGGGCCCGCAGGCCCGCCAGGTTCATCAGGTCGCGCTGTTGGCGTAGTACTTCGAAGCGCCGCCCACGTCGATCAGATTTCCGCCAGAACGCTGGAAGGCGACGAAGCCGATCTGGCCCAGCAGCGTGAAGGCCGAATCGGTCATGCGGAACAAGGTCAGATCCATCACGTCGCGGATCAGATACTTGCTGAACTGGCCGAACAGGATCGACTTGGCGTTGGCGGCCATGACGGGCATGTGCTGGTTAATGGTGATGGCGCGGCCCATGATGCGGTCCGGGGCGCCGCCCGGGTTGCCGGTTTCGTAGCCAGGCACGAAGATCGGGCGGCCCTGGCTGTCTTTCAGTTTGCGCAGCACTTTCAGGGTGCTGTCGTGGAACATGTAGCCCACATTGCCGGAACGGTACGCAGGATCGACCGAGTGTTCCAGATCGACCAGGTCGTCGTACGTGACGGCCGTGGTCTGCCCGGTGGTGCCGACTTTGCCCAAGGTGGACGCGGTGACGATGCCCATAGGCTGGGCGCTGCCGGTGCCGACGGTTTGGTGACGGTTCTGGATACGGCCCAGACGCATCGCCAGCAGGGCCTGGACGTACGCTTCGATGTCCAGGAACGAGTCCTGCACCAGCTCAAACGGCAGCGCGATTTTCTTCGACGAGTACTTGTACACGTCCATGGTCGCATTGCCGAAGGTGGTGTCACCTGCAGCAACCGCTACGCTCTGGCCGACGATTTCGCCTTCTTCCGCCGTTGCATCAGCGGTTGGGAAGTTCATTTGGGTGCCACTGGCAGTGCGGATGACAGACGCGACCGAGCGCATACCGCCGAAGGCCTTCATCGCGGCTTCGAGCGACTTCTGATATTCGGGGGAGGTGGTGTAGCCGCCTTCTGCCGGGGTGGTGGTGCTCATTGCTGCGCGAATATCCGGAGTCTGGCGGGACATCATGCGCGAGCGATCGCTGTCCGACATATTGAGGATGCCACCAGCGAGGAAGGCGCGCAGAGCTTTCGCCTCTTCGCCTTGCTTGCCCGGTTCGCGGGTCGCGGCGTTCATCGCAGCTTCGTGCTGGGCCTGCGGATCATCACCGGCGAGTTGCGCCATGCGCGCCTCGCGGGCAATCTCACCGTCGATCGACTCGATGCTGGCCAGGACTGCGTCCAGCTTTTCAGCCTCGGCGGCCGGCATGCGCTGGTCGGCGGGGAATTTGCTGTTGATTTCGTTGGCCTTTTTGGCTTCGATATTGCGCTGTTCGCGCAGTTGTGCGAGCTTGCTCATGTATTGCCTTTCGATGGTTGGTCCGCTCTCGCGGCCTGGTTTGGGCGAAAAAAAAGCCACCCGGAGGTGGCTTGCTTAGTGGCGCGAGAGCGTCAGCTAATTTGGGTGCGCGACAGCATGTTGATGCGTTGCTGCTGGCGTGCGCGGTGATCTTCGGTGGCGACTGGATCGACTTGTTCGGGCGCCGGCTCGGCAACCTTCGGCGCCTTGGCGTAGGCGCTCATGTTCCACGAGGCCTCCACCTTTTTGCCTTCTGCGACCCGATCGATCAAACCTGCGGCAACGGCTTCTTCTGCCGTGTACCAGGTCTCAGCGTCCATTGCGGCCAGGACGTCGGCGACATCCATGCCGCTTTTCTTTGCGTACTGCGCTGCAAGGCTGCCGTCGATCTTCTTCAGCAGGCCAGCGGTGGCGATCAGATCGTTCTCATTGCCCATTGCCCAGGTCCAGGCCTTGTGGATCATGTAGAAGCCACCATCCGAAATCTCGACCTCATCTGCAGCGGTAGCGATCACGGTCGCGGCGCTCGCGGCATAGCCGTCCACATGGGCCACCACCTTAGCACCGGTCTCGCGGATCGCCTGGCAGATAGCCTGCGCGGCGAAGACATCGCCACCGGGGCTGTTGATGCGCAGGTGAATGACGCCTCCCTTAATCGCCCGGATCGCCGGCACCAGTGTTTCAGCGGAGACGCCGCCCCACCAGTACGCGGTGTCCTCGTCGGCGACAATCGCGTCATAGATGTAAATCGTGGTCTCTTCGCCATCGGCGGCGGCCACGATACGCGACTGTGGCAGCCGCTCCGGGCGCTTTTTGTTACTCGCCAGTAGCTTCGTCAGGTTTGGCATCTTCGCCTTCTTCGGTTGAGGTTGTTTTCGGTGCGGGCGCAGTGCCCGCCGCAGCTATTTCTAGCAGTTCGTCGCCGTTTTCCTTTGGCGCCAGGTTCTTCGCCTTGCGCACTTCGTTCTGTGTCAGCCAACCCGGTTCGCCAGCGCGGCCCAGCGCAATCCGGAAGGCTTCGTTCTCGCTCTTGAGATCGCCGCGCTCGATGTCGGTCAGGTCGAAGCGGACAAAAAGCCGCTCGCGCGATGGCCACAGCTTGCGATTGAATTCCTGCTCGAACTTCACCAGGTCGCGCTTGAGCGTGAATTTCACGAAGCCGCGCCCCATGTTCTCCACGCCGGCACCCCACGAGGTGCTCTTGTCGGTGTGACCAATCATGTGCGGTGGCACGCCCAGCACGCGGGCAATCTGCTCAACCTGGAACATGCTCGTCGCGAGGATCTGCGAATCGGCCGCTGACAGGCTCAGTTGCTGGATTTCCATCCCGCCGGTGAGCACCGCGGGCATGTGCGAATTGACCACGCCGGCGTGCTTGCTTGCCCAGGTCGAACGGATCATCTGCGCCTGGTCGGGCGACAGAGATCCGGGCGCCTTTAGCGCGAAGTCGGGCCGGGCGCCGTTGGTGAAAAAGCGACTGTTGTATTCGTCGGCCGAGAGCGAAGTGCCGACAGCCTGGCGCGCCGCGTACGTGATTGGCGACGGGCTGCGCAGGCCGTCGAACCCAAGGCTCGGCACATGGATCATGTCCGCCGGGTGCACGATGTACTGCGCACCGGTCAGCGGTGTGACGCGATAAAAAAGGTTGCCCGCCTGGTCGCGGAAGGGCTGCACGCAATCCGGATGATGCGGAATAAACCCGGACACACCGGAGCTGCGGAACGACGGGCGGAGGATTTCCGCGAACGCGTCGCCGTAGAACAGGCGTGAGCTGACAAGGTATTCCCAGAACACGGCGGCAGAGATATCGTCGTTCGGCGATTCGTTCAGCAGCCAGTAATACGGGTGGTCGACCATGTCGCGGCCGGTCGTCGTGCGGGCGTAGACAGGCATCGGCAGGGTCGATATCGCGCCTGAAATAAGGGCGACGCATGCGTACACTGCGCTCACGCGCATGGCAGTCGACTCATTCACAGCCGGGCCGGCGCTCATTGAATCGCCGCCGACCAGGTTGGCGAGCTCCTGAATCGTCAGGTTCCCCGCGCTTTGATTCTGGGCAATCGCCCCGGATGGCTCGCGGCTCGGGCGGAACGCCCCCAACACCGTGCTGAGCCAGTTTTTCTGCGTCATAGAATGAAAATCCCGGGGGTTGGTGGCACTTCAGGGTTGGTAGCCATCAGTGAAACGGCATCGAAAAGTGCCATCAATGGGTCAATTTTTGCCTTACCTGACACCTGCTTGTTGATCGAAATTGCGTTGCCGTGGTCCTCGATCCTGGCATTGCCAACGCTCCAGGCCATCATTGCCGCTCCGCCGTGCACCATTTCGCCGCCGGCAATGCGACGCTCGGTCGTCTTGATTGCGCCGTTGAGGCGCCAGCCCTGCGAGATGGCGATAATCTGTTCGAACTGGATGTCGCGCTCCGGCAGCAGCAGCTCGTTGACAATGTCCGTGATGCCCGCCGCGTCGACGCCGATGGAGTGCTTCGCAGGTAACAGCCCCGCGTCGCGCACCTTGCAGATGACGTCTGCCACGCCGCGCACGTCCTCGCCCGGCCGCCCAACAATCGTAAGGTCACCAGCTTTCTGGAAGTCCTGCAGCGTCGGTGCGATCTCCTTGCGGCGCTCGAGCACGATTTCGTGTGCCCAGGCGTGACCCCAGTGTAGCCAACAGCCTGTACCGCGCTCGCGGCCCACGACTGCAAGACCGAGCAAGTCGTCGAGTCCACCGCCGTCGATGCCGATCACCGCAACCTCGCTACGCCGCAGCAAACTTTCCAGCGTCAGCTTCGGCCGTGCCGCAGCCTCCCAGAAGTCAGCGCCGGCCCACCGGTCTGATCGAAGATTCAGCCCAATTTCGACATTCAGGTGCTTGGCCCTGATGTCGAGCAGTGCAGGAGGGCCCGCCTCCGCTGCCTCCTGAATTTTCTGAGCTATAACCTCGGCATCAACCGATACATTCCAGTTCGGGTTAGTGATGTAGGCGTTATCCAAATTCTCATACGCCTTGGACTTCACCATGCGTGCAGGGAACTCGTAAATGACGGGCAGGAAGCGCCGGTCGATCACAGTCCCGTCGCGGACCTTGCGGGCATAGTCCAGCTTATCGCGGAACACGCCTGCCGGCGGCTCGGATGATTGTGTCGTGCAGTAGAAGACGAAACCTTCGGGGCGCGACGTGATCCCCCCCGTTGCCTCCGTCAACATCGATGCGGCTTTCGAGCTCTTTCCAAACTCATGAAGCTCATCGATAAATACACCAATGGCCTTCTTACCTGTCACCGTCGCGCTGTCGGCCGCAACCACTTTAAGAGTGGCCCCGTTTAGACGATCCGTGACCGTCTTGATGTGCTGCTGTTCCTGAAACCGCGCTTCCAGCTCTTCGTCCGCAAGAATCATGTCGCGGATTGGCTTGTACGCGTTGTCAGCCGCCTCTTTTGTGGGGGCGAGAATAATGAATTCGCCCGAAGCGCGGGTGTTTAGGATCAGAGCCGTGAGCATTACCCCTGCTGCGATCATAGACTTACCGTTTTTCTTACTCACCATCAAGAAGTAGTTAGTGATAAGTCGGCGCTTGCGTTCCGGGTCATATGATCCGAACAGCGCGGCCACTAGGTCATTAACCCAGGGGAGGCAGGCCTCACCCATCAACGGGCTACCATCAGCGTCAACCATGCGCAGCGCGCCGAATACGCTCATCGCGTCGGCGGCCACTTCTGGGAAAAGTGGCTGCACAGGGACCATTGAGCGGCCATCAACGATTCGCTCCTCCCAGTCGGGAAGGCCGGTATCCCAGGCAATCACTTGACCGCCCGCAGGCCGAATTTCCCGGTCCCTGCTTTTTCAGCTGCTGCCTGCTTCTGGTCCTTTTTTCCGCCCTCGCCGAGCTTCGTGTGCTTGAACGGCATCAAAGCCTTGGCGACATCAATGCGAAAGCGCATTTCCAATTCGTCGTCGTTCATCTGGCGCTCAAGGAATCTCATCGGATCTGTTTCGTACGCAGGAGATGGGAGTACCGGTGGCGCCGACTCCTGTGGTGGCGTTGCGCTAGCAGCACGCTTGGCGGCCAGGTACTCAACTACAGCCTTGTCTTTAACAAGACGGGAACCAGCCGCCGATGCGGTGGCCTCGCTGTATTGGGCCTTGATTGCCGCTTTCTTATTGGTGAGTCCGGCTAAAACAGCATCGGCAAACACCCTTTTCCGACCTGTTAAAGCCATTAACAATTTCCTTAAAGGGGAATTTTTTCCGCGCGTGAGATGCTAAGGGGTGTCCATTCCTTTTCGGTTTAGACTTTTGATAGCCCCCTGGCAATGTTGCATATACGCACTACTTACTTCACTTTTCGCCGAAGCCGGGCACGTCGCGCTCGGTCGACGTGAAGCGCTCGATCAGGACGACGGTTGCCAACACTGCGAAGATGGTCCACATCACGCCATACGCCCACTCCGGCGCACCCAGTCGATCGAGCATGAGCCAGCACACCAACGCTGCGAGCAATGGTGAGCGGGTGGGCAGCGAGCTGGCCTTGATGCGTACAGTCTTCTTCATGATTACTCCTGGATCGGTTTAGGAAATGCCCATTGATGCGCGGCGCGCCGCCTCGACCTTCGACTTCTCGTCGTGGCAGGGCTTGCAGATGAGTTGCTTGTTCGTGTCGGCGTCCGATCCACCTTCCCACAAGGGAACGATGTGATCGACGATGTAGCCAGGGCGCTTGCACACCTGGCATTGCCCGCAGTCGCGGCGCTTGATGCGCTCACGATCGAGTACGCCAGCACTGCCGCGCAACCGCTCAACCTCCGGCGCTTTGCTCAATGTGGCGAGCCGGCCGAGAGAAGCGGTCTGTATTCTGGGTTTCAGTGTGGTGAGTTTCATGTGTCGATTCAGTATCACTGCCCGCGATGCGCTGGCCACTGCGGTGCTATGCAGCGGGGAGACCACGCAACCTTGGAGACGTCAGTGATTGCGCCCGTTATCCTGCCGCCACTGGAGCGCTATAGCTTCCCTGCCTGCTAGTGGATGCGCGTGCTTACGTTCGGCGCGAAGAGACGATGAGGTTGGTGTAAGGATGGCGCGGTGGGCGATGCCTTTTGCCGGATGTCGCGCTGCATCTTGGCGAGATCGATAGCGATCATCAGCCATGCACGCTCAGCTTGGATACTCATTCGCGATTAGTCCGGGTTGGATGCAGCATGTGCCAACCCAACTGCTCACGTACTTCAGCAGGGGTTGGCGGTGGTGTGTGGGATGTAACGCGCTGTTGCTGCCACGCTCTCACCTGCTCCTTGGGAGGGTGGGTGGTGTGTGTCATGGCAGGCCTCACGAAGTGAACGCGCAATGCAAAAAGCCCGAACGTTGACGTTCAGGCTTTTCGTTTAGGCGTGCAGAGTCCGCCTATGCATGAATCTTAACAGAGGAATTTCAGCGGACGCAATACCTTTGTTATCTCTTTTTTTTCAGGGGGTGTGTTCGCGCACAAAGTGAAAGACAACAAATATGTTATCTTTTCCCTTGACCAACACAACAAATTTGTTGCATAATCCTTTGGTCGTATAACCAGAAGGATTCTTATGAAGTACAGTGAGTTCCGGCGGTGGCTGAGCAAGCAAGGGGCAACTTTCACCCCAGGCAAGGGCAGCCACCACAAGGTTACTCTTAATGGAAAAACTACTGTTTTCCCGGACCATGGCTCGAAAGAGATAGGTACCGGATTAGTAGCTAAGATTAAGAAAGACCTTGGATTGAATTGAGAAAACCCCGAAAGGGGTTTTCTTTCCGGTTCACTATTCACATTTGGAAATCCTCATTAGGGAACCAAGCTAAATAATAAGAACATTTTTAAATCGAACGCCTGCAGCACACTTAAGGAAACATCATGTTGAACTATCCCGTAACTCTAACTAAGGACTCAAATGGCACATTTCTCGTCGAAGTAGTTGACCTGCCAGAAGCGAATTCTGTGGGGGACGATGAGGATGAAGCACTTCTAAACGCAGTAGAGGCAATTGAAACCGCTCTGGAGATTTATTTTGATGAGCGCCGGCCAGTGCCTACCCCTTCTAAAGCACG